CTATACAAAGTAGCATTACCAGTAACTAAAGATAGATCAGCCCACTTACCATTACCCGCACCTGCAATAGTACGTTGACGCACACGCCATTGAACAAGTCGGCCATCATCAAGTAAATAAATGTTGTGATCAGGATTAGAGACTAAAGCTCTCTTTTGAGCATCAGTTGCAGCCCAAAAATCAACGCCTTTACCCTTCGAAGTTGTATCTCCATCGAATACCGAATAGTAGGTAATAGGACGATTCGATTCTTTTGTTGCAATCCCTTCGATGCTTGTTAGTTTTGACTGAATACAACCATAAGGGTAAACAAATGGATTGGCCTTGCTGATTTCTTCTAAGAAGTACTCAAAACCAAACAAATCTACACGGTTGATTACTACTTCTTCGGTAGCGAGAGAAACTGATACTTCGTGAACTAAGATACTTGAACCAGTAGCATTGCCTTTAGGTTGGATAATAAAAGAAGTTAAACCTGTAAAATCAGCAGTAAATTCATTAACCCCTTCATAGAGTCTTTGAGATACATATGCACTAGACCCAAGTTTATACTGCCATACAGGAGCAGCACCGCCTTTAAGATCACTAATAACAATACGTATTTTATTCACACCTGCGCGAGGCCCGAAACCTTGAGGGAATAATTGACCATTAACAGAACCGTTAGTAGTAAGACGTAAAGCACCATTCTCCATAACCATAGTTGCTGAGTTACTTACACCCCAGCTAACAGTATTATCACGGAAGTCACCATTCTTAATTTGACCCTCAAAAGCTCTACCAACTGCTTCATTAACATCAGCAGCAACATTCCCATACTTAGGATCTACATCCTTAGTTAGATCTAGGGTAGCTTTACCTGAGCCACGACAATTACCAGTGGAGTCATAAACAACTGTACCGTTAGGAGCTTCGGGGAATTTAATTTCACATGGTTGATATGTTGGATCGCTCCGGTTCACGCTATACAAGCTAGAAATAAAACCAGCTATATGGGTAACTGCGTGATTTGTTTTAGAACTACCGCCGATAGAAGACGTACCACGACCAATTTTAAGTACATTTTTCTCCGCAGTTGCAGACCATAGCCCTTCATTAATATGTCCAACAGTATTGCCGCCTGAATGCTGAGTACCCATGTGAACAAAACCACTAGCCGCAAACTGTTCACTAGCTAGCATTCGTGCAGCTTTCATGTTTGCTTCGCTTTGGCAATAGATTTGCCAACCAACATAACTACCGGATTTAATCTCTTCCGCTACTTGCTTTGTTTCATTCGCTAAGGCTTCAGTTTGCGTTTTCAGGGCTTGAGAATCGGTCTTGCTTTGTGCTGCGCTTGTAGCTGAAGCAGCCGCTTGAGTAGCCTTTTGCGTTGCCGTTGATGCAGCTTGTTCGGCACTCTGTTTTAGTGAAGTCATTTCACTAATTGCTGTGGTTGATTGCTGCGAAATAGCTGCTTTTTCTGTGGTGGCTAATTCCGTAATTTCAGTTTTGCTTGTACTAACTAAGGTGTTAATTTCACTCTTACTCGTTGTAGTAAGAGTTGTAATATCTTTTTTGCTCTGAGTGGCAAGCGCAGTGATCTCCTGCTTGCTAGTGCTCGTTAAAGCTGTGATTTCACCCTTAACGGTAGTCGCTTGCGTATCAATAGCCTCACTAATAGCAGTAGCCTTAGCATCAATTTCAGTTTTTGATGTACTTACAAACTGCTCAATATCTGTTTTGGTTTGCTGAACTTGAGAGGCTTTTAAATCCACATCGCTTTTTGCTTTGTTCACTAAAGCCAACGTGTCCGCAGCATCAGCCGCATAGCTCTTCGCTGAATACTTGCCTGGTTCAACTTCGACACCTTGCGCAGCATTAGAGTATTGACGAACAAGATCTAGAGCTGCCTGTGTATTAGCTAGATCGTTTTTAATACTTTCAGACTGAGCGATCAGATTTGTGATATCTGACACCAGTGTTTGAAGTGGCACAACCTCAATAGTTGAGCCGTCATCGGTGTGAATAAGAACTTTGTCAGCCGTTGATGTGTAATAACCTCGAAGGTCATCAAGCAACACTTGTTTTGAGTTGATAGCCGCCGCGACCATTGCGGCCACACGAGTTGCAATAGTTACTGAAGTATTTCGAATGATCGCATACTCACCATTTGCTGGCGGAACGCCAGTAAATGGTCTGAACAGTGACAAATGTTCGTTATCGGTGATCGATTCGACCTCATAAATACTGCCAGCTATGAACATGATATCGCCAGCTAGCGGTTTATTTCCGGCATCAACCCATAACGTACCAACGCCTACAACCTCTTTTGAGCCGTCGGTTACAGTTACCGTACCTCTTCGATACCAGCTACTACTCATTGTGCTCTACTCCAATTAATTAGCGTGGTTGGTTTTTGATATCAGCGCTCTTTTGTTGAACGATGCTATCTGCTTGGCTCTTGTCGCCTAGCATTGTTCTAAAGGCGTTTAATGCTGTGGTTGCACGAGCGGCGTTAGCGGTAAATTCTGCATCCTCACTAAATGCGCGGTAGACAAGCCACTCAATGATCGCGTTGTCGTACATCGGGTTTAGTTCGCATTTGGTTTCAGAGTCGTAATCGCTTTCAGTTATTGGCGTAGGCACTTTTGCAAATACGCACTCAATGGTTGTTCCAGAAACAACCGGAGGATACATATAGAACGTGGTTGGATTTCGGTCATCGTAAAGCCACGCCTTGGCCGCGTTAGCAAGAGGCTCTGAACGCCATTCAGGGCGATAATCATCAAGCATCTTCAAATCCACATTGCCAGAAATGGCAGCGCCGCCTTTGTTTCGCAGAACATCAACAACAAAACGGGCACCTACTGGAATTGTCTGAGTTGAACCCTCAACACAAACAAAGTCCTCATTGGCCGTTAGCGCATCAGATCGAATTGCTAGGATTGCTCGAACTGCCGAGTTAAACGCATCAACCCAAAACGCTTTATCCCAACGGATCATGTTTTTATCGACAACGAGACGAGCTGCCTCATCGATCAAGTGTTTGACCGGAGTGTTATTAGCAGACATACACACCTCTAGTAGAAATTGTGCTTACGCACTTTGTTTTTGAATGAATTGAAGTTGTCTTTGCTTAGTCGGTAAGCGCGGCGATAACCCTCGATAAATTCACGCTCGTACATCAACGCGAGATCAGGGTTAAACCAATTTGTGCCAACCTGTAGTCGGAGTCGGTAAGCAGCGCCAGCCGCTAGAGCCTCGCCGTAGTTTTCAACTAGGTATGAATTAAGGTTGTTCTCATCGAAATTTAGCTTTGGTTTTAGTACCGCCGTAACGGTCACCGCATCAAAGTCATTCGTGAATGTGAACTCATTGGTTACAGGATCAAAAACGTAGTCGTCATTGACGTAAAGCGGAGAACCGCAATTACTCACTACGCTGTCAATTTTTAGAATTGCTGAATCGGTAGGAATGCCAGCAACCGGAATTTGCACACCAGACACAACGGCGGTCAATTTGACCTTTGTTTTTATGAACTCTGATTTCTCGCAAAACTCGCGGTAAGAGTCGCGCAAGGCGTCATCCATCATGATATCGACAACGCCAGCGCAACGCTGGCGCACTAACCGATATAAATCAGATAGTGCGCTCATCATTAAGCCTCTGGAATACCGTGTTTAGCGTGTAGCTTGTCACGCACTGCCATGCGTAGAGCTGACGCATGTGTTTCGCCTTCTGGAACTTCCAACGCTAGCGGATCAATTGGAAGCTCTTCTGCTAGGATAACGGTTTCAAGTTTCGCCTTGGTGTATTTGGAAATGTTGACGACTTCACCATCAACCATAACGAGCCAAGTGTTTGCTTTCTCTTCTTCAGCTTTTAGTTGCGCCGCTCGTTCCGCTAGTTGCTGACGTTTTTGCTCTTCAGCTTGTAGGCTCTCGATTAGAGACTGAGCACTTTCAGGAGTAGCAAAACAAGATTTGATTTGCAGTAATCGGTGCGCCACTTGTTCCGGTACGCTGGTTGGTTCGCCACGGTTAAAGTAGTAGTCACGGCCAAGCGTGTTTACTTTTTTAATTGGCTTTTCACCGATCCAAACAATTTTCTTTTCTGCTGTCATAGTCAATACCCTTATGTGTATTCGATGTGTTGAGCTGCGGCCATTGCCACGGAACATATAAAAAAGGCCAGCCAATTATCTGACTGGCCTGTTTTTCAACAGAGTGGACTATCTTAGATAGTGCCGACTGAAGTGGTGTAAATCGCTAGACGGATCTTGTCTTCCGTAACTGCGGCACCTGCGAACGTTAGAACAAGACACTTATCTTTTTCAGCAACATCTTCTGACGGGAAGTATCCAACCGCATCAGACGACAACGCACCTTTCGGAACTTCCGTGGCCGTACCGATCACATCTTCTAGCTTGGTGCCAACTTGAGGCTCGTGAATACCATCACCTAACAAGGCTTCGTTCAGAGTAGCCTTAGCAGTTAAGCTTGCTACTGCTTCGCCTTTGGTAAGGATCTTCACTTCCACCAGCTTCACTCCAGCCTCAAGGCTTGCTGCGATAACCGAGTCACCATCAGCAAGTGCCGGAACTTCAGCGAACATCACTGAAAGGTTACCGTGAGTACCGTTATAGACGTTTTGCTTAACGGCTGGTGATACTTTAACTGCCATTGCAATTCTCCTTTGATTCCGATGAATAAAGGCTGGCTAGATAGCCAGCCAGTCACTTATTACTTAGATAAACCGCCAACGGCTGTATCTAGCACCATTACGCCGTAATCATTGATTCGGCCATTCTTCTCTTGGAAGCGAACTTTCTTAACGCCGCTCATCCAAGCGATAGACGTTTCACGACCGTTGCCATGGTCAACCTTCTCGGTGTGCATAGAGAACTGAGCACCGCTTGAAGATTTACCGTAAGCCACTGCTAGCGCTTGGCCGCCAAGTAGGATTGCGCGGTCAATTACGGTAGCTGCTGTAGCTTCAGTTTCAGTGCCGTTGCCGCTTGCTGCGCCAACTTTCACTTTAGAGCCAGCATTGAAACGTACTGGTTTGCGGTATTGACGAACCAAGATGTTGCGCCACATTAGGCGGTCACCTTGGAATAGTGGATGCTTAAAGCCTTGCGAACGGTTAACCGCATTCGCGATCAGCTCTTGCACTTTGCCAGCCCCTTGAACGTCAGCCCATAGGTCGGCCCATTGGCGCGGAGTAACAAATAGAACGTAGAAAGGCGATTCACCGTAAAGCTCATCAGCTTCGAAGCGGATAGGCTTGATTGGATGTGCCATTTCTTCTAGGTAAAGCGCAATTTCATCGATCTTCGCTAGGGTTAGCGTGTCGGCTGCCACGATATCTGCAATACCCGTTGCGTCACCACCGAAGAAGTGGCGATCCGCTGTAGGAGCGGTAACAGGGTTAACCATGATTTCACCAAACATTGGATGATCCGCAGTTGGAACAATCATGTCGGAAGGCATGAAGTCACCACGCGCACCAGCTAGGTGATACGTTGCGATTTCATCTTGTAGATCGTTGAAGTAGTTACCAAGCATTGTACGAGCTACTTGAAGTAGGTTTTGCTTGGTGCGTTGTTGAGCCATCTTACCGCCTGAATCGACGTTATGACGGCCTTGGTTAATGACTAATTCAAACTCAACTTTTGATAGAGACTCGCCACGACCTTCGATTTTTTTATCGCCCATCGTTGGCATACCGCCCAAGTTGTGGAACAAATCCATTTCAACTGTGTCACCAGCCTGTTTTGTAAGGTCGGTGATCATTACAACTGGCGCACCAGCTTCAGTTTGAGTTTTGTTTCGGTTGCGGTCTGCTGGCACTGCCTTTGGAGCTTTACCAGTTAGCATGTTTACAAAAGTGTTTTGGCGGCGCGTATGAGTAAACAGCGCGGCACCAAACGCTTTAGCAGCTTGAGCTTTAGTGATAGTAGTCATTATGAAATCCTCGACTAATCTATAGCTATCACCGCTTGAGCTAGGAACTCTTCAACCTTCTCTGGCGACAT